TTAAGCGAGTTGGAATTTAAATATGATATCTATATTATCAGCGGTAACATCAACTTTTGATATAAGATTATTAACGATTTTCTTTTTATCTTCATAAGAAATTTTGCTAATGGTAGTTTCTCCAAGTTCAGATTTAACTAAGTCAAATATCTCAGAAGTAGAAGGCTTATCAACTTCATTTATTCTTGCTTGAATTAATTTTTTCTCTCCTTGCAACATTTCCGTTCGCTTTTTTAAATCATCCATTGTAATAAAATCATTTAGATATAAGTCTGAGTTTTTTTGAATTTTATTATTAATAGATTTGAGTTGCTTTTGAAATCCTGATGTATCAACTTTTGATTCTTCTTTTATATTTAAAATTTTTCTTAATTTCTTATCACTCTTTTGAAATCCATTTAGTGTTTTTAAAACAATATCTTCAATCCATTGCATATCATAAGCTCCTGAATCACACTTCTTATTATCGTTATAAGTAGTCACTCCTTTAGTTTTTCTGGGGAATCTATTAACACATTGGTATTTCATAGTACGGCTTCCGTCTTTTCTCCTATGGCCCAAAACAATCCTCAAAGGAGCGCCACAATAACCGCAACGAGCTATTCCAGAAAGTAGATATTTTGCCTGAAAAGGTCTTGGATTGTTATTTTTTTCATAGGTTTGTTGCTGACGGGCTTCTAGTTCCTTTTGGACACTTAAATAAGTTTCATGAGAAATAATTGGCTTATGCAACCCTTCAAAAGTATTGTTTTTATATTTTATATAGCCACAATATACGGGATTATCAAGAGTTTGCCGTATTGTTCGATAAGACCAAGGGAGTTCTTTTGCGATATGTCCATCTTCATTAAGCTTATCCCTTAACTTAGTAATTGAAGTTCCTTTTAGATATTCGTTAAATATTTGTTCTACAATTGATGCTTCTAAAGGATTTATTTCTAATATCCCAGTTTCCTGATTATGAGAATATCCAAATGCTGTCTTTGCCCACATCATAGATTTACCAGACTTTGCTCGTCCGATTTTCCCCATAGTCATTCGTTCTTTAATGTTTTCACGTTCAAACTCATTGATTGCTGACAGAATTGTTAAAAATAAACTGCCCATTGCAGAAGAGGTGTCTATACTTTCGCTTAAGGAAATAAAGTCGATTTGATTTTTTGTAAAGACGTCTTTAACTAAATATAGAGTATCTCTTACACTCCTTGAAAGTCTGTCTAGTTTATAGACAATCACTGTATCAAATTTTTTTAAGCCTATGTCAGTAATCATTTTTTCCATTGCGGGGCGTGTTAGTTTTGAACCAGAAAAGCCGGCATCTGTATATATTTCTGAAACTTTCCAGTCCATTGCCTCACAGTACATCTTTAATTTATCTATCTGCTCATCTATAGAGTATCCTTCCTCTGCTTGGTTCGTTGTTGATACTCTGGTGTAAATAGCCACCTTTTTACTCATTGTGTTTGTACCTCTTTTTTGTTAAAATGGGTACAGTAAAAGCGCTCGTTTCCGAGAGTTTTACTGTAAATTAGATTAAGCCCTCCTCCTCGACCAAAACTTGGAGGGCTTTTTTTAGTTCATGAATTGTTCTTTTTTCTTGTCAAATTCTTCCTGAGTTAGCACACCGGCATCTAAAAGAGATTTTAATTTGATTAAGTTATCTAATTTATCTCCAGTTAAACCATCTACAGGTTTATTATTACCATCTATAATAGATTGGATTTTATGGAAAAGGGAATCACTAAATGGCATTACGATAGTGTCGGCAAAAGGAGTATCTCTTGTAATAATCAATGTTCTAGTAACTTCTTGTGATGTTATAGAGGTAGTATTTTCTTTACCAGTTTTTTTCTTTTTAGCAGTCGCAGCTCCTATTACAGTTCCTACGCCTGGAAGTAAGACAGTACCAACTACCGCTCTTCCAAGAACACCTTTTCTTTTTTCTTTGCCTTTAGATTTTGTTTGGGTTTTTGTAATATCTTGGACTTGCTCGTCCATTCTTACAGATTTCAAAGTATCATACTTAACCGCATATGATTTACCAAGAGCTGAAGGTTTAAGAATAATGATTTGTTGGTCATCACTATAGTCAGAACCGCCTGCTGTCCCAGTTTTAGAAAGTGATTTAACAAGCATATCATTTTCTGCAAAGTAAGCATTTTTTTCAGCTTGAGCCTGCTTCATGTCATCAATCTTATTATTGATTCCATCTCCAAGTTTATCTAAAAATCCCATTAGTTCCTCCTGCCTAGCTTTTAACGAGGTTCAGAGCTTGCTCGTAGATTAATTTATGCTACACCTAATAGTTCTTGAAATTCTCTCTCAGCTAAGTCATAAAAAGAGTGGTTAAGATTATAGGCTTCTAAAAAATTATAAATATTAATTGACTCAATAATATCAAAATAACTAATATAATCAACAGCAAATTTGTGTATTTGCTCTTTTTTTATTTTTATATTAAGTTCATCCACAAAAATTTCATTTATTGCTTCATACATTTCATTAAATTCTTTTGAAATGATAGCATAGGAAAAATCATATGGGCAACCAGTAATTTCTATGAATAAATTAAAGTGGGAATAATCTCCACCTTGTTTCTCAAACATGTCCCAAAGAAGGAGTATTGCTTCTCGATGGGCTCGACTTTCGTTTGGGCTTGTTGTATCACAATCTCCACCTCTGTAATCATCATGGTTAAGTATATGTGATAATTCATGAGCGTGATCAAAAGGTCGTGCATTTTTTTCGTATCCACCAAGACCAAGTAAAGGGGCAACCCAAGCGACTTGATTATTCCAATCTCCCAATCGGTAATCAATATGCTGATTTTCAATTTCACAAATCAGTAAGCTATTTAGTTCCTGTTCATCCATAGCTCACCTCTTATTTATTATTATTATCTATATCTTTAGCTTTTTGAGTAATTTCATCCCAACGGTCAGCAAACACAAGGCGAATCATCGCTTTATCTTTTTCTGTCAGTGGACGCCCCCCAGAAGAAACTAATTTATCCCAAACGGCATCATCGTCAGTATTGGCAAGTTCAGATAGGTCTATTGGGTCATTTTTAGAATTTATCTTATCAGTTTTTCTCTCAACAAGGTCTGATTTCTCAATTCCAAAATAATTTGCCATCATTTCAATTTTATCAATACGAGGATAACTTCTGCCTTGAATCCAGTTTCTAATAGTTGTGTAATTTATTCCAAGGTCTTCGGCAAGTTTAACTGAGTTTATTCCTTTTTTATCTAAATAATATTGAATATTCTCCGCCATTACCATAAGATTTCCTAAGTCTGAAGGCATATATTTTCTCCTTAATAGTGTTTAAGTGTATTTTACTCTTTAATTGTAATTATTTCAAGCATTTTTGTAGATAAATACAAATAAATAGTAATTATTTAATAAAAAGTAGTAAAAAAAGCTACTTTTTCCTTGACAACTACATTTTAATGCTATATAATTAACTCATAAATAAAAAGAGAGGAGAAGCGATATGCCAGAGACTTACACCTTAAAACAATTGCGAGGGGTTAATGGAATGACTCAAGATGAGGTAGCTGAAAAACTAGAGGTCTCAAAGTTTACGTGGGCAAATTGGGAGTCAGGAAAAACTGCTCCAGATTTTTGGCAATTACAAAAAATAAAAATACTATTTAATGTCGCTATTGACGACATTAAATTTTTACCAAAAACTAGCATTTAAAACTATTTTTTTGGTATTTTATAGTATTTAAAACATATTTGCGATTAGAAAGGAGCATGAGATATGGCTACAAAACAAACAAACCTGAACCCAACAGTCACTTTTTGGTCAGAAGGGAAGACAAACAGCATGAATCAAGAGCAGTTTGATAATTGGAAAAAGAAAACTCCTTGGCCAAACGATTCTTTAAAAATTTTAGTTGATACGGCTTTAAGTCGCAAAGAAAGTAAAAAGGAGATTGCATGATATTTAGAATTGTTGACCCTGATACTGGAGAAATCCTTGATAGGGAGTTCTTAGTAGAAAAAGAGGCTATACGGAATTTTAAAATAAAAGCCAAACGCCTGAACGCAGTTATTCGTTAGATAGGAAAATAAAATGTTTGAATTTAAAACAGAAGAAGAAAAAGAAATTCTTGCTGATTACAATAATGTAGTCCGTGATATGACAGAGTTGAAGAACCTAGTAGACCAAATGTCAAGTACAATCGCAACTCAAGAACAAATGATTGATACAAGAGATCAATTGCTTGATGAAGTATATTTAAAACTTGAATCAGCCGAAACAGAATTAATTATTCGTCGAAAGAATGATGAATTTCGTCAAAAATTAACCGTAGTAAAATAAAAAAGCCCGCACGGGAATGCGGACTAAGACGTGATACGTCTATTAAATTTTATACCTAGATTATATCACGTTTCAACAAAAATCAGAAACGGAGAACATTAAATGACAGTACCAGTAGTTTTTGAGGGAGGAATTTTACAAAATGATGAATTGTTTTCTTTCCTTAAAGAAGTTGAAAATAAAGTTCCGGACATCGTAAACAGCAAAGATGACAAAACATTTTTAAATAATTATAAAAAAGAAATTTCAGCAACGATTAACGAAATTGACCTATCAGAAAAGAAGCAAATTGATGAAATGATAGAAATTTTTAGGGATAGAAATCCTCAAGTATGGGAAATTCGCTCTAAGCTTGCTGGAATTGTAACTAAGATTACTCAAATGAATAACGACTTCGATGAACGCAGACGGAAAGCAGGATTTGAAGCAGTTGACTTAGCAGTAAATGAAGCAAATGTAGTTTATGGGCTTTCTGGTAGTAGATTTGTTTTAACAACAGGCAGATTTACAAGTGTTGATGCACTAACTACAAAAGGAGATTTAAAGAAATCTATCCAGGACAAAATAGATAGTGCAGGTTTGCAAGCTCAGGCTAATTTGGAACAAGAACGACTTTTAGAAGCAGCTCGAATTGCTGAACGAGATAAGCAACAAGAGCTTGCTAAAAAAGAACAAGAGCTGCGCCAACGTGAGCAGGACTTAGCTCGCCAGGAAGCAAACGATACACAAGCTATTCAAAAAGAGTTGGAACTAGAGCGTAATAGGGCAAACGCAAAAGCCCAAGCCGTTGATAATATACAAAAATCACAGGCTGAAAAAACCCAAGAAGTTCTAACTCGACTAAGAAAACTTGAAAACTCAATTGATCCAAACGCAGTATATACTGGAAAATCTGTTTTAGGGCTTATCAAAAAAATTAAAGGACTATTAAAATGACAAATGAAATTCAAGTGACAAATGCAGAACAGTACCAAAAAGCAGCATTAAATACTTTAAAGCGTCAGATTACCATGGGAGTGAACATTCCTAAAAATTTCGATGCGGAAGGGGCGCTAGGGTACACAGCTTTAGCAATAGTCAACAGTGGGTTTACAGTCTCAAAAGAAGTAATTGTTGACACATTGATAAAAGTAGCAAGCAAAGGTCTTGACCCTCGAAAAGACCAACTCTATGTTATTCCTAATAAAAAAGGGCAAGTGATGCTTATGGAATCGTATTTCGGTTACGAAAAGCTTGCTTACGACATTCCAGAAATTGAAAGAGGCAGCATTTTCGCTGAAGTTGTTCGCCAAGGAGAGACGGTTTCTTTTAAAGGACGAACATTGGAACACGAAAAATCTTTTGAAGCTATTGATAACGACATTATTGGAGCTTATGCGAAAGTGAAAATTGGGGATGAGGAAATTGCTCACTATATGTCCGTTTATCAAATAAGTAAATCTTGGTCTAAAACGAATAGTTTGGATAAAAACTTTATTGAAGAGCAACGTCACAATAATTACGGTAACTCTTGGACAGTAAAAGTCGCAGATACAAGCAAAATCGAAAAAGGAAAGCTAACAGCTTTCAATAAAAATCAAGAAGATTTTCCAGAAGAAATGAGTAAGAGAACGGTCATCAAGGCATTGCTCAAACCTATTATTAAATCTTATGCAGAACCAACCAGTGCTGCAGCATTGGATAACAACGAAGAAGGAACAGTGATTAAGGAAGCAGAAGTTCTTGATGATGATTTTGTTCTTGAAGAGGCAGAAACGAAGCAAGTAGAAACTCCAAAAGAAGAAGTTCAAGCTTCAGAGCAAACTGAACCATCAGAAAATAACGAAGAATCAATTGCCGAAGAATTACCATTGTTTTAAACTCTATGAGCAAACTGCAGTCCTCACTAATCCTGAGCAGTAGAATTAGAAATAATTCAACTTTAGCAAAGCCACCTTGGGCGGTGGTTTCGTATTTAGTCAGCCTGAGCAAGCTTTCAACTGCTCCCGCTTTTGCGGTAGGAGGTCAAGATGATCTATGACGAATACATGATAAAACGAATCATGGAAAAATATGATTGCGATTACGACACAGCAGTAGAGCTGCTTAATGATATTGAATAAATTTATAGGAAGGAGAGGATGTGGCAGATAAAAGATATTACTGGTTCAAAATGGAACAAAGTTTTTTTGAACAGAAAGAAATCAAATATCTTAGAAGACTTCCTGGCGGTGATACTTACACGATTATATATTTAAAACTCATTTTGAAAAGCTTAGAAAATGATGGAAAAATATATTACGAAAATATCGGTGATGATTATTCTCAAGAATGGGCATTAGAAATCGAAGAAGATGAAAAAGCAGTCAGTTTCTTAGTAGCATTTTTAATTAATAAAGGTTTAATGATTGATTGTGGTTTTGATGAATTTGAAATCACTAAAACAAAATCATTGGTTGGTTCTGAAACAGCATCAGCAGAGCGCAAACGCAGACAGCGAGAGCGTGAAAGGGAACTTTTACAATTTAATGATGTGACCGATTCACAAAAAAACGTGACATTGTCACAGGTGGGTCACATAGAGTCAGAGATAGAGATAGAGAAAGAGATAGATAAAGAAGCAGAAGCAAGCACAGCTACTTCAACAAATTCTGATTTTCAAAACTTAATTGAACTTTATCAAGCAAACTTTGGAATAGTAAAACCAATTCTTTATGATGACTTGAAAGCTGATTTAGAAGATTATGGTCTTGAGTTAATCATTGAAGCTGTCAAACGAGCGATAAAAAGACAACGTGAGTACGCCTATGCACAAGGCATTCTAAAATCTTGGAATCGTTCAGGAATAAAAACTCTTGAGCAAGCAAAAGCTGAGGAAGTGAGCTTTCAAAATAAATCTCAAAACAATCAGAATAAATTTCAGCAGCAAAAACCCACTAAATCAACTAAGGGGCTTCCTGAATGGGGAGATGAGTATAAGCTCATTAAAGCTGGTATCGATACAACTGGAATGAAACAAAACGAAATGTACAAACTAGCTGGAGAAATGGGGTTGCATAATGAATGACCTCAGAAAGTATTATCTTGAATTAGCTAGTCGAGTTTGTGACGGAATTACTCCGGGACACCTTGATGAATGGCTTAAATGGGCTAAAGCAAACGGGATATTATTAAGCCCATGGTTGTTTATTTCATCAAAGACAGGTTTGAGTGTTGCAGAAGTATCAGAACGTATCTCGCCTTGGCACATGGAACATGGAAAACGTGTTGAGGATGAGTACGAAAAAATAAAAATCGTTTAAAAAGGTTAATTTATGAAATTTGAATTTAACTTTCTCAGAAAAGAAATGATAAATGAGAATGATAACAAAGGAACAACTTATGGTTCAAGAATTGCCGCCAATAACACAAAACAGCGTTTGAGACGGATTGCATGTCGAACAGCTCATGAATGGCTAGACCAGTCAGATGAAGTATTTGAGCAATTTCATGAGAAGCACCGTTGTGATGTATTTGTCGTAATTTATCCACCCAAACGCTTTAAATATGATCCACCAAATTATGAACCAACTTCTAAAGCATTAATTGATGGACTGACAGATGCTGGAATTTGGAATGATGATAATTACAACGTTATTCGCAGAACAAGTTTTGAACATGGCGGACTTTCTGGAGATACAAAGACCTGGAAAGTAGAGTTAGTAGTGAAAGAACTGACAGAATAGCATTTAATCATGAAAATTACGGTTACATTGAGCGCTTGAACCATTTCATGGATAATTTACCACGAACTAGCTAAAAGCGCTTAGAAGCTAAAATATGAGGTAGTAATATGTTCAGCAAAAATGAAATAAGGCGTGGAGATAAAATATGCTTCCGCGACACAAAATTCTTAAAAGTTATCGAAGTTACTGACAAATACATAACGGTTGAAAAAGACCAGTTCACTAAAAAATCAGTTAAGCGTGATGATTTTAGAATTGTAAAAATAAATGGAAGATACCATGCATGTGAACTCTTTGACAGAGTTGTGAAGTGAGGGATGAGATGAAATGCGATAAATGTGGCAACGAAATAGATTGTGATTGCATGGGATGCCATGAGTGTGAACCTGAACTTACATGCGAAACTTGCGGATTTTGCCACATTGACGGTTGGGAAGCTGGGGCATGTTGGAGTTTAGCCAATGACCCTGATTATGACCCATTCGATATTTAAAGGAGCAGCTAGATGATACCAAAATTAAGAGCTTGGGATAAACAAGATGAGCGTATGAGTTATGGAGAGGTTGAATATTTCGACGATAGCATTAATTATCGTTTTGACCATTTCTGTACTGGTGCTGATGAAGACGTTGAATTTATGCAGTCAACAGGATTAAAAGATAAAAATGGCGTTGAAATTTATGAAGGGGATATAGTTAACGTAGATCGCACATTTAGAAATCCAATGACTGGTTCTGGTACGCTAACTTTAAACAAAAACTTCGAAGTAATTTTCATAAATGGAATGTTTACTAGAGAGGAGTCAATAATGGGGATTGGCAAAGACTTGAAATCCCTTACGGTAGTAGGAAATGTGTACGAAAATCATGAATTATTAAGAGAGGACACGAAAAATGACTAAGTTTGAAAAAGAATTAAGTAGTTTACCAGTTTCGAAAAGTACAAATTATGCAGAGTACTGGAATAAAGCTCAACTACTAACGGTATTCAAAGATTGGCAACCACAGCAAGCCCTGCCAGTCGTGCCTGATTTCATCGGTAAGTTAATCAATACCTTTGGCGCCCCTGAAGATGGCAAGTATATTAACTATTCAGCAAGCTATCTTGAAAATCAAAAGGAATTAGATTGGATTGATAATCATCAAAAAACGTGGTTAACTGCTCTGCTCATTGGTTTCACGGTCGAAAAACCGCAGCTGTTCTATTTGAGAGATGAGTTAACCGGACAATTCCTTGCAAAGGATAATCGGTTTAAAGACAAGGATAGATACTTTTTTTGGACTGGAGAAGACCCACTTACGCATTCTATTGGCACAGCGTGGAAATTATCATTCACCCAGCAAGAAATCGACAGCATGCAAACTGGGAGCTATGAACAGATTGAGGTGGAAAAATGAGCGAGAAAAAATATTACATTCTTGAAAAACTTGCAAGATATTTCAAATTAACAAAAATGCCAAATGGCGAGTTTATGTTTATGGAAGATGATTATGTGTTTGATGTTCCAAATTCACAGAATCAATTCACTAAAAAAGAGATTGCTGAAATTAAAAATGGGATGTTTTATAAAACATTAAATCAAAAATCATTTACTGCTCCAACAGTAATTGCTGAAGATTGGATTTGGTCTGATGAATTGCAAGCCTATGAATGGAAAAATCCTTTTATTGAGCTTGTGCCTGTGGAGGACGGAGAATGAAAAGACAATTTAAAAAACTAGATGGAAATGCGACTATTCCAGAACGAGCGACAGAACATAGCGCAGGATATGACATTTCCGCAAGTGAAACAGTTACGATTCAACCTGATGAAATTAAAATGGTAAGCACAGGGCTAGCTGTTCAACTTGGAGATGATGAAGTATTGAAATTATACGACCGTTCAAGTAATCCAGTTAAGCGTGGCATTGCATTGATTAATTCAGTAGGAATTATCGATTCAGATTACTATCCGCAAGAATTTAAAGGCTTATTTATGAACATCTCAAAAGAGCCTGTAACCATTTCTAAAGGTCAAAGAATAATGCAAGGGGTATTTGTCAAATACCTTACAACAAACGATGACAACGCAAATGGAAAGCGTACAGGCGGATTTGGTAGCACTGGGGAGGTGTGAAAATGATTAAAACCGGACAAGATAATGTTTTGGCTTTATATTGCAAAGACCAAAAAATAGTAACGAATGGAAAGTTATTACGAGTGGAGTTAGGGTTACCTTATCAAATCATGTCATTTAGATATGTTGGAGAAAGCTCAACAGAATATACACGAGGTTACTTTTATAACGTTATTGATTGCGGGCCGCATTGGCATACTAATGAAATTGTAGTTTGGGTTACCAATAATGGACATCCTGAAACTACTGATGTTGATTATTGTACAGCTTTTAGTTTTGATACATTTTTGTCTGATTTTGAATATGACAGTAAATATCTTGAATTAATGAATAAGGCTGAAAAACTCCAAGAACAGCTTAACACTGCGAAAAAGGTACTGACAAACATTAAGCTGAGAACTGAACGTGATGAACTAGAAACATATTATGTTGAGAGAAACCATGATATTCGTAAAGATGCTATTGATGCACTCGCAGCGATTGGAGGGTATGATGACTGATTTAGTGAAAGTGGTGGAGGGATGAAAATTGAATTAGAAACAAGACCTTGCTTGGTAACTTTTAGTAATAAAAAGCAGGTCGAAGGAATTTTTCTGGGATTATTTCAGCATTCGTATACTCATGGAGATTCACCAATGGCTGGTGGATTTAAAGCAGGAACTGTTGCTTATCCTATTGCTATTGTAGAAATCAATGGAAAAATGTCAGAAGTACGAATTAGTCAGATTGAATTTCTTGATGTTGCGAAAAGCGAGGTCTCAGAATGACCGACAAACTAATATCGCTGGTCAATGACTGGCGGGGAGGGATTGAACGCAAAAAAAGCCCAAGCTGACCAAGCTTGAGCGAAATTGTGAATTCTAACGTTTATATTTTTATGGTCTAACAAATTATATCATACTGAGCTAGGAACTCGCTAAACTCAACTGGAGGGAAAATGAAATGGACGAAGATGGGTGCATCGGAGGATGCTTAATTCCAATTATATTAATCATGTTTATTATCTGGTTTGGTAGATATGCATTGCATTGGTGGTAAACAAAAAAGTCCACGGCAATGGGCTTCGGCAACTGAATTTCTAACTTAATTATACCACAAAAGGAGAATTTGATGAATGGCAGATAAGTTAGATAGAATTATTGGAGATTACGTTAATGGCAGACTTGAAGCCAGAATAAAATCAATTGAAAGTAGATATCTTTATAAGCAAAAAGTAGATAACTTAGGAATCCATACAGCTTATTCTGGCGGTTCGGAACCTGAAATTCACGTTTTAAATAAAGAAGCGCTTGAAAATGATGAGGAATTAATCAGATTAAGAGAATTGATAAGACAAATCGATATCTGGTATCTACCTTTGATTCAAGTTGAAAAGGAGGTAATAAGACTAAAATGTGAAGGATATAATGGCAGATACTGGTATCAAGTAATGCAAGAATTGGATGTTCAAGGATTTGAAGTTCCACAGAAGAAAGCTAAAGCTGCTTATTATAAATTTAGGAATGACATCTATTCTTTTGTTATTCACTTAATTTGAAAGGGACAAAATAGGCAAAAAAAGAATCGAAATTGCCTAAAAATGGTACATCAACCCTTGTTTTTGCTGATATACTTGTATTATGAAGTAAAAGGAAAAAGCACAAAATATCATAAGTATCGGTTTGAATTTGCTTCTAAGCAAGTCATTGCTCGAACCAGTGGCTTGCTATTGCCATTATATGGCGCAAATGAATTAGGCGTGTGGCTATATATTCCCTAATTCAACCCGGTGCAGGGTGCAAGCACAAAAAGAAATAATAGCCATTTGTACTCAGTTTTTGCAAGAGCTAGTACATCAAACAGGATGGGTGGCAAGGCGTCACACTAGTTTCATAAGCTAGCTTAGAGCGGTTCGATTCCGTTATCCTGAATAACTGTGTAGCAGCTCAAAAAAATACAAGGTTTTTTCAGAGCAGGACTCGTAACGGCAGTTAAATAAAAAGCGCTAAGGCGCTTTTTTATTATGGAGGAAATATGGAAACAATCATAAAAAAAGTTAGCGAGCTTATTCCCTATATCAATAATCCAAGAAATAATGACGAAGCAGTCGATGCAGTCGCAAGTTCAATTAAAAACTTTGGATTTAAAGTTCCAATTGTTGTTGATTCAAACAATGAAATCATTAACGGACACACACGGCTCAAAGCTGCGCAAAAATTAGGACTTGAAACCGTCCCTGTCATTGTTGCTGATGATCTTACCCCAGAACAGGTTAAAGCATTCAGACTTGCTGACAATAAAGTGGGGGAAATAGCAACGTGGAATGATGAGATGTTAGCTATTGAACTCGGAGAACTTGCTGAAATCGACTTTGACATGATGGAATTTGGTTTTGAAATCGAAGAAGAAAAGGAAGTTATCGAAGATGAGGCCTTTGACACTACCCCGCCAGAAGAACCAACCTCAAAATTGGGCGATATTTACCAACTAGGGCGTCATCGTTTAATGGTTGGGGATTCTACCGACTGTGAGCAAGTCAAGGCCCTTATGGGCGAACAGCAGGCAGATTTGCTATTGACTGACCCACCTTACAACGTGGCTTACCAAGGAAAAACAGAAGATGCCCTCACGATTGAAAATGATTCAAAAAGTGCTGCAGATTTTCATCTTTTCTTGGTTGATGTATTTGAAGCAGCCAAATCAGTCATGAAAAAAGGAGCGGCCTTTTATTGTTGGTATGCATCATCAGAGGTTGTTAATTTCCATACTTCTATCGAAGAAACCGGATTTATGGTTAAGCAGGAGCTTATTTGGAATAAAAACTCAATGGTCCTAGGGCGTCAAGACTACCAATGGAAACACGAGCCTTGTCTTTATGGTTGGTTAGAAGGCGCGTCTCATTCATGGTATTCAGGCCGGAATCAAACAACGGTTCTCAATTTTGATAAACCACAGAGAAACGGTGATCATCCAACCATGAAACCTGTTGCTCTATTTGACTATCAAATGCAAAACTCTAGCAAACAAGGCGATATTGTTTTAGACCTATTTGGTGGTTCAGGTACAACGATGGTTGCTGCAGAACAAAACGGAAGAAATGCTTATCTTATGGAGTTTGACCCTCGTTATGCTGATGTAATTATCAGACGTTGGGAGGAACTCACTGGGGAAAAGGCGGTTAAAATTAACTAATTTTTTTATTTAGAGAGGAGGTTTAGAAATGGTAAAGTCAAAATACGAAACACATGTAATGCCTTATTTTGATGATATATTTTTCTGGCGTTCTCATGATTGGGACTTGGTAGCTATTGCAGCAGAATTAGGAATTGCGAAGTCAACTTTTTTAAAATATAAAAAAGAGCATTCGGACTTGTCGGACCTATTAAAAAAAGCAGAAAAAGCAAAACCTCGTTATATCGCAATAAAAGCAGAATCAGCTCTTAGGGATAAATTGCAGGATCGTGAAGTTGAAGAAGTACAACAAGAACAGTGGGTTGATAAAAATGGAGTAATTACGAAAAAACACATTAAAAAAATAAAAAAAATAATTCCTGCAGACACAACAGCGATTATTTTCGCATTAAAAAATACTGACTCTGAACGATGGAACGATAGAAGCCAGGTAGAAGTATCCGGGAATGTTAGTATGTCAAATCCTTATGAAAACCTAACGGAAGAAGAACTTCGGAGGTTAGCAAATGGCATTGATGGAACATGATATGAACAAAATCCGTGAGGAGGCCCTTAAAGAGCTTGCTAGAAGAAATTATATTGATTATTTCTATTATGCTAATAATTGTACTTTTGAGCCGTTAAGACATCAAAGGTATATTGCTCCTTATTTACAACGAATATCAGACGGTGAGCGTCTTTTTATTATCGTTGAACTACCACCTCAACACGGGAAATCAACATTTATTACAGAATCTTTCCCCTCATATTATTTGATGAAGAATCCAGATAAGCTTGCAATGGTCGTTTCTTACTCAGAAGAACTTTATAAAAAGTTTGGTAGAAAAAATCGAGAGAAGTTTAGAACTTTTAGTAAGGAATTATTTAATTTAGAAATTAGTTCTGATACTGCTAGTGTTTCAGAGTGGGGAATTGATAAACATTTAGGGCAACTTTACAGCACATCAATTTTAGGTGGAGCTACAGGTCGTGGTTCAAATTTACTTATTATAGATGACCCCATAAAAAATAGGTCTGAAGCGGAATCTAAAACTATTCGCGACAAAATATATAGCGAATGGCAAGATACCTTTTACTCTCGTTTATCTGCTGATGGTTCTGTCATTGTTATCATGACTAGATGGCATGAGGATGATTTAGCAGGACGACTTCTTAAAGAAAATAAATTACCATGGATTGAAATAAAAATACCAGCAGTTGCTGAAGAAAATGACTTATTAAATCGTGAAGTTGGTGAATCTCTTGCCCCTGAAATCGGAAAAGATGAAGAGTGGGCAAGGCAAACTAAAGAAGTAACCGGCTCTCGTGGTTGGGCTGCTTTGTATCAACAAAGGCCAACACCAGCTGGCGGGAATATTTTTAAACGGTCATGGGCCAAATTTTATGTGCCTACACTCGAAATGAAAGTTAAATTAGGACTTGGTGATGATGTAAAAGTCATGCCAAGTCATTTTGATATTCAAATGCAGTCATGGGATTGTACATTCAAAGATAAAAACACATCTGACTTTGTTTCTGGTCAAGTTTGGGCGCGTGCTGGTGTAGAAAACTATTTACTAGACCGCCACCATGAGCGAATGGGGATAGTCGATACAATGAAGGCTATTGAAGTCATGACAGCCAAGCATCCAGAAGCTATTGGAAAACTTATTGAGGATAAAGCCAACGGTTCTGCAGTAATTGAAATGCTACAGAAAAAAATAAAAGGTATAGTACCAGTAAATCCACAAGGTGGTAAAGAAGTAAGAGCGCAGGCGGTATCTCCTCTATGGGAGGCTGGCAATGTTTATTTACCACATCCACTATGGAAATCATATAGTGACGAGATACTTGATGAACTGACAGCATTTCCAAATGGAGCGCATGATGATGATGTCGATAGTATGACTCAGGCACTTGTCAGATTAGATAAAAGGCCAGTACACACAAGAAGAGAAAATAGAACAACAGCATTTTAGGGAGGTGATAAATTGACATCTAAAATTATTAGTGGTGGGAAATCTGGTGGAATTCCCAGAGGTTTAAAGAAGCAGGCTGTTATGGCAGATGAAAGCAGGGTATTAGCTTCTGTTATCAAAAGCGAAAATGGAGAGCAGAGTTTTAGAAGAGATTTTACTTTAATTAGTCCTCCTTATGATATCGCTGCTTTGAGAGATGTTGTTGATAATAGCAATATCCTCAATCAATGTATTGAAGCTTATGCGACTAATGTTGCAGGTTTTGGCCTTGATTTGAGATACAAAATGGATGATTCTAATGAAAATGAGGAGACAAAAGCAGAATGGGATGTTCTTACAGAATTACTCAATGAATTAAGCTTTGAACGTCCTCCTAAAGAAATTATCCAAGAAGTCATTCGTCAAGTTGAAGAATGCGGAAACGGATATTTTGAAGTAATCAGAAATGGCGTTGGCCATGTTGTAGGAATTGATTCAATCAAGCCTGAATTTATGACAGTTACCAAGCAGAATGTAGTCACTAATGACCAAGGTCAACAGATTAAGGTTAGATATTTTAATTATCGTGACAACTCAGATGATAGCTCCGTAAATTCTGGAACTTGGTTTAAGACTTATGGTGATACAACGCCACTTGATACGAATGGTTCTATTGGCAATGGAACAGCAACTGAAGTTATCCACATTAAAATCGGAGACTTTCAAAGCCCGTATGGCGTTCCAAGATGGATTGGACCGCTGATTAAAATTATTGGTAATCGTAAAGCCGATGAGCTGAATTATCGTTATTTTGTACAAGGTCGGCACATTCCTCTGGCAATCATGCTTGAAAATGCTCAACTTACACAAGCAAGTGAAGCGACTTTGAAGAGCTATGCTGATTCAATTGGTGGAGAAGAAAATCAACATAAATTTATTTTGTTAGAATCTGAAAAAGTTTCGCCAGGAGAAGAAGCGGCAGGCTACGGAGAAGATAAAAGTAAGCCATCAATTAGGGTTGAACATCTTGCTGATGTTTTACAAAAAGATGCACTTTTCCTTGAATATGATGAGAATGTCACTCAAGCTGTTTTAGGGGCGTTCAGGCTTCCTCCAATATATGTGGCAAAGACTACTGACTACAACAGAAACACTGCTGAGACTGCCAAAGAATTGACAGAGGAGCAAGTTTTTCAACCTTTACGTGAATCTTATGCTTGGCGGATTAATTCTTTATTTAAAGAGTATGACCTAAAATATGTTGAAGTTTATCTTAAAGCTCCAAAAATTAAAAACATGGATGACGTTACCAAGTTTATTCAAGTTGCAAATTCTGCTGGGTCTGTTGCTCCAAATGATTTACGCGGCACTCTATCTGATGTACTTGGCTTGCCTTTAGAGAACTTTGAGGGTGAGGAGTATAATTTACCGACCAAACAGTCCAACGCTCAAAATGGGCTAAATTCTGATGATGTGAACCTATCTAAAGCTTATGGCACAGAAACAGGGGCAGATATAGCGGCAGGCATCCGTCAAATAATGCGGAGGGCGCGTGATGAATGATGCGGAGTTAATTAAAAAATCGTTAGAACTATCAGCAGAGGAAAAAGAAGAGCTGATTAAGCTTTTAAGGAAGGCTGGTTTTAGCTTTACTGAAACTCTTGCTGATAATATATCTGATATTGAACAGGAATTAGAGGATATACTTCAGGAAGATTATGAGCAAGTTGCGCCAATCTTGGAAGAGTTAGCTCAGAAAGATAAAAAACCAAGTCGGAAAATGATTCTAGCAGCACTTGCAGCTAGAGTTTTCATTAGTAAAATGTCCGAAAGAGTCAATCCAAAAATAAAACTTTCTTACGTAACGCTTTTTGATAAATTCAATAGCAAATATAAAGGAAATAGTGAATTTAATCCTAAAAGCCGTCATTCAAAGGAAATTGATAAGTGGCTTAAAGGCTTACCGAAATTAATGGACCTAACTTCTAAAGAGAGGTTCATTTTTCTTGTTCAATCCTCGTATGACGAAGGAAAGGGCATTAAATGGCTAGAGCGTAACCTCTCTAAACTAGACGAGTTTGGACATAGTAGAGCAAGAACTACATCAATTACTGAGGTTTTGAGAATGTACTCAGGCTCTCAGTATGAAGCGATGATGTCCAATCCGAACATAGTAGGAAAGGAATGGAGACATACTAGTGGTATAGGAGAACCAAGAATGTCACACGGACAGGCAGACGGAACAGTTGTTTCAGTTGATGATTTCTTTATTATTGACGGCGAAAGAGCGAGGTATCCAAGGGACCCTCAATTATCGCCAGGTAATTCTATCAGCTGTCATTGTTTCATGAATCCTGTGCTTGCTGACAAGTACACCAAAAATTAAACAGAAAGGATAAAAATGCGAAAGCTAGAAAATGTAAAAGTTACCCACGTTTCGTATGTTGATAAAGCAGCAAATAAAAAGCAATTCTTTTTGACTAAATCTGCTAGTGAACCAACTTTTGAAACGACAGTAAAACTTTTGACAAAGTCAGATGACCCTCAAAAGCTAGTTTATGGAGTTGTCTATGAGCCTGATGTAGAAGATGCACACGGCGATTTTATGGACGCTGAAACGATTGAAAAAGCAGCGCATGGATTCATGGAAGAATATCAAAACATTGATAAGCAACATGATTTTAAAACGAGTGCTGGAAAAGTTGTTGAAAGTTATGTCGCTCCAAGTGATATGACCGTAGGTGATACTGCTATTGCTAAAGGAACATGGGTTCTTGTAACTAAAGCTACAGATGAACTTTGGGAGTCAATCCAAAAGGGAGAATTTACAGGATACTCTCTTGCTGGAACAGCAGAGGTTGAAGAAGTCAAGAAACAGACTAAAGATCGTTATATCAGGAATGAACCTTCAAGAAATTTAATTGCTGCGATTGATGCATTTTATCAAACCGCAAATCGATTAATATGGGATGGCGATGAAGAATTACCAGATACTTACGATAGTATTATCGCTGAAGCCAATGAATTCATTGATGTGATAAACCAGTTAAAAGAAGGTAATGGAATAGTGAAATCAAAAGGACTAATTGATACAGTTAAGTCTTTTTTTAATTTAAAAAAACAGGAGGAAGTCGAAATGACTCAAGAAGAACTTAAAAAAGCTCTAGGTGAAGCTTTTGCACCAATCAATGATCGTTTGGAAGCTCTAGAAAAAGCTACAAAAGACCCTGAAGCAGACCCTAAAAAGAAAAAAGACAAAGAGGATGAAGAAGAAACAGCACTTGATGCGAAAGCAGTAGCAAAAGCAGTTTCTGAAGCAATTGCTCCAATGACTGGACGTCTTGAAGCTCTAGAAAAAGCTCGTGTCAGCAACGCTACTGAAATTATTTCAGAAACAGTTAAAAAGTCAGCAACACCAAGTTATGTTGATGCACTTTTCCCAATTGAAGACTAAAGGAGAAAAACAATATGAACAACACAGAACTTTTACAAAAACAATTTGCTGCTATTTCTAAAGCAGGTAACGACGTGACGCTTCGTTCTGACAATGCGCGTGCATTTGTTTTGGATGTCGTTTCTGGACAAGCAACTCTTCAAAAATTGCCACCTTACTTTGCTAAATCATCAACAGGTTCTATCGATAAGCTTGGTGTTAAACGCCGTACAATGCGCACGCATAAAGGAACAGCTACAACTCCTACAGGTTCAGATATTGCCGAAGAATCTTCTGTATCATTTACTCTTTCACCATTTTTCGTTGATGCATGGATTGAAAACAGTAATGTATTTTATACTGCTCAAACTCGTGGCCAAGATGTACGCCAAGCGTTGACAACTCTTATGCAACAACAATTTGGAGCTGATTTACAAGACCTTGCTTTTAATGGAGACACTGCCTCAAAGGATGAATTCTTGAAACAAAAGGATGGATTCATTAAAAAAGCGCAAGCAGGAGCGGTTGTTAAACTTACACCTACTGCGCTTCCAACAATCGAAACACTTACGACTGATGTTGTGGGAGGATTCGAAAGCAAATACATCAACTCTAACTTCAAGTGGTTTATGTCATTGAAAACTTCAACTCATTATGTTGCTGAAATCCAAAGCCGTGCAACTAATCTTGGGGATGTAGCAATTGTTAATGGACAACTTACAAATATTGCTGGTTTTGCAGTTGAAGTAGTTGATAACTTCCCAGATAAGGTTGTTTTATTCTCACCATTTGAAAATTTGACCCCAGTTCTTGGATATGAAGTTAAAATGCAGACAGCTGCAGCCGATCCAACATCAATTGCTAAACAAGCAACTTATCATTTTGTTTTGACATCAGCCGACTTCGTGATTCGCGAACTTAAAATGGCTGGTATCGTTACGGTGACACCCTAATGTTCCCCAAGAACCAACTGGGGTAACGTTGGATAAAACAACTGTAAGTTTAGCTGTTGGTGGAACTCAAAAATTAACTGCTACAGTTGCTCCTAATGACGCAAACAATAAAACTGTAACTTTTACTTCTAGTGACACTGCTATCGCAACAGTCACTCCTGTTCAAGGAACTGTTACTGCCGTTGCAGAAGGAACAGCAAAAATTACAGCCACAACTTCAAATGGTAAAACTGCAACATGCGAGATTACCGTAACTCATGCGTGATTACCGTAACTGCTAAATAATTCTAAATAAAAAGGGTGGTTTATGCCACTCTTTTTTTTGGAAAGGAGGTCAAATGGAATATGTAGATAAAACTTACTATGATGAATCTTATAAAGGAGAATCAATAGCAAATGATGGATTTCCAAAATTTAATAAACGCTCTCAGGATATCATTGATTCTTTGACAAATTATAAAATACCTCAAATTGGATTTGATAATTTAAAAACAAATGTCCAAGAGTTAATTAAAAAGGCTGTTTGTGCTCAAATTGAATACTTCAAAGTTGAAGGTATTGAATCAAATATAAACGGCGTCAGTTCATCATCTCAAAGCGTTTCTATTTCTGGGTTTAGTTATTCTTCAAGCCAACCTTCTTCAAGCAGGCAGACAAACAGAGTATCTCCCAGTACATTAATGTATCTGGAAGGAACGGGTCTTTTAGTCAAAAAGGAGGTAAAAATAAGTGTTATTTGAACCAATCCCGAAAAGACTACTGATTCATGAAGTAACCTACACAGAGCCGCCAAACGTTGGCGATGGTTCTATGGGAGGTGGCTCTAAGCCTAAAAGTACAGTAATTAAGAATGTACGATTTACTCCAACTCGAAAGAAAGTAACTAAATCGGATAATACAGAAGCTTATACAAATGGCATTCTGTTTATTGATTCAGTAAACTCTAGCCCTTTCATTGAAATTAATGAGGGAGGAAAAATAACTTTTAAAAATAAGAAGTTGAATATTATTGGCTGTCTTGAAGCTTATACTGACCAAGAAACCCCTCATCATTTGGAGGTACAGTTACAATGAGTGTTAAATTTAAAGGAAACTTTAACCGAGTTGATAGAGCAATTAAAAAAGCACTCAATCCAACAAGCGTAGAGTTTGCTAAAAAAGCCAATAAGTATGTCAAAAAAGATACTGGAGCAACTGAATCGAGCGTTTGGAGCGCTAGTAACTTTGATAAAGGGCAAGTAATATGGGATACAGATTATGCTGCTTATGCCTATTACATTGGTACCCCATCTAAGGAACATAATCCAGATGCCGAGCAGAGGTGGGGAGAAGTTGCAAAGTCACGAGACATGGAAGATATTAGAAGAGTTGCTCAAAATGCTATTAAGGAGAATCTTTGATGGATATATTTTCAGTTCTTTCTAATCGTTTGCGAACTTTACAACTAGAAACGCCACGATTAACCGATAGCGGCCGCCAAATTATCCAAGAGGATAATCCTCCACAAGATAATGAGCGTGACATATCGCTTCAATCTGTGGCGTCTGGACAAGGAATAAAAGACCTTTCTCTTGGTAGGGAAATGTCTTTTTTAGTCCAAGTCACAATAAAAAACACTGACCAATTGCAAGCTTACAATGATGCATGGAAGATAGCCAATGATTTTGATAGATTACCTCGTTATGAAAATAATGAATTGGTAACTCTTGAATCAGGAGATGGCTCTTTTTTCTTTGATTCTAGTTCCGTTTATACTCAACCAAGAAATCTTGGAAAACAAGAACATGATGCCTATCTTTATGTTTTAACGCTTGCACTAAATATTAGAAAATAAGGAGAAAAAAATGACTTATACAGGATTTGCTTTAAATTACCTCAATAAGTACGAAATTGGAGAAGCAGGAACTGTTGCCCCTGGCACAGGTAAGGTAACACCACCTAGCAAACTTTATGAACTAGCTGAAGGCATTCAATCTGTCGATCTAAAAAATGATGAAGATTCATCGGATTATTCTTACTACGCTGATAAAGGCGGTAAGCAAACGAATATTTCATCTGTTTCGACAAGCTATGCATTTAAAGGTCACCGCCGATATGCTGATAGTGATGCACAATCGTTTATTCGCGAACGACTTGCTAAAACAGGTCAAGACCGTGTTGTCTATTTCAAACATACAGAACCAGACGGGCGAATTCTTTCTGGTAATGCCACTCTTTCAGGAATCGTTCATGGTGGCGGGGATGCCGGTGAGCGCGGTAACTTCGAAGCAACTATCACTTTCAATGGTTTGCCAGATGATTCAAAATCTTTGGGCGTGTAATACATACATAAAGCTAGAGGGGATTCCTTCTAGCTTTTATTTTTTAAGGAGAAAAAATGGCAAAAAAACAAAATGAAATCGTAGTTGAACTCAAGAAAAACGTCATCCCTACTCGTGTTTTTGGAATCAAGTTCGAAATTAAAATGGGTACTCGATATTTAAAAAAATATACAGAAGAGCTTCCTAAAATTAATGAGCAAATTGAGAGCAAGCGAAAAGAAGTCAAGATTTTAGAGGGTAAAAATGACCTTAAAGCATTATTTGAATTACTTGAGTTCATTAAATCAAAAATTCAAGAATATACAGATTTAATTTTGGGTGATGGTGCTTTTGAAAAACTCTATGATGTTGCAGATGAAGATTTATTTGTAGTTGAAGAAGGAATGCGTCAAGTAACAGAGCAGTTCCAATTGATTCAAACAAAATCTAAAGCTCAATCATTTATTGACGGTAAAAAACGTTAAGACAGGAGGCTTTACATGGTACTTTCTCTTTCATGGAGTCAGCCAGATGTAATTGAAGCCAAAACTGCTGATTATGAAGTTGTAATGGATTTTTCACGAGTTCTGAGGTTATTTGAGCTTTATAAGCAAGATGATATCGATGTATCTGAAAAACTGTTCATTACCATTGAAATGTTCTTTTTAACGCCTATTAATGAGATACCAGAGGAAGACTTTCAGCCAATACTTGAAGGATTAACACAAAAGATAATTGGTGATAATTCTAGGGAAGAAACAGTTGAGAGAGATATGAAAGGAAATATCCTCGAAGAAGAGAAGAAATTTTATGACTTTGAGGAAGACGCTGATTATATCTTTGCTTCATTTATGCAAGATTATGGAATTGATTTAATAAAAGAGCGTGAGAAATCCAATTATTACTGGAATAAAGTTCAGTCTGGAAAGATGTCGCTTGAAAAATTTAGAAATCATACCATGAGTTGGGATAAGTTTAACGCTCTCCTAACTGGGTTGTCGGAAACTTCTAAGTTTAGGCGCGTGATTGAAATTCGGCAGATGGAAATTCCTGATAATGCTACTGAAAAAGAACGAAAAGAAATCAAGAAAGCTAAAACTGCAGTTGCACTGAAATCAGACCGCGAAAGAATTGAATTCGAAATGATGGATTTAAAAGAGCAACGGGAGTTCATGAGAAGAAAGGAGGAAGAATTAAATGGCCAATGACGGAGCAGTAGTAATTGACGTCTTGTTAGATAGTGCAAAGGCAATGACTGAATATAATAAATTAGGTTCGGTCATGTCTGGAACTGGTAGCAAAATAGGCAGTGCTTTAAAAGCTGGAACAGCTGCAGCAATTGCTGGAACAGCCGCAGTCGGTGTTGCAGCTGTTGGAATTGGTAAGCAAGTTCTTGCCTCCTATGCTGATTATGAACAGTTAGTAGGTGGTGTTGATACTCTTTTTGGCAATGCTTCTAAGACAGTACAAGGATTTGCTGATAATGCATATAAAACAGCAGGGCTGTCAGCTAATGCCTACATGGAAACTGTAACAGGTTTTTCAGCCTCGATGGTTGCATCTCTTAAAGGAGATACAGCTAAAGCAGCAGATTACTCTAATCAAGCAGTTGTCGATATGGCAGATAATGCCAATAAAATGGGTTCAAATATCGGTGATATTCAGAATGCTTATCAAGGTTTTGCCAAGCAGAACTATACCATGTTGGATAACTTAAAGCTTGGATATGGTGGTACTCAAGAAGAAATGAAGCGCCTCTTATCAGACGCTGAAAAATTCTCTGGACAGAAGTATGATATTTCTAGTTTTGCTGATGTAACTCAAGCTATTCATGTTGTACAAACGCAAATGGGCATCACGGGAACGACAGCAAAAGAAGCGGCTTCAACTATCAGTGGTTCAATTGATAGTACAAAAGCGGCTTATCAAAATCTGATTACTGGTCTGGGTAGTAGCAACGCTAATATCAAACAATTAGTCGATAACTTAATGGGTTCTTTGACTAATGTTATTAACAATATTACTCCTATTATCGGAAATCTGATAACTGCATTGCCTCCTGTTATTACAGGTTTATTGGGGGCAATTGCTAAACTTTTGCCAACAGTATTCTCTACAGTTTCATCACTTTTTGGAACTTTGCTGACTACAATAGTTAGTCTTTTGCCAACAGTTATTCCTTCTTTTACAGCAGGAATAATTTCATTGGTAAATTCAATAATTACTATAATACCTAGTATTATTCAAGCTGGGGTTAATATCATCATGAGTTTGATGCAGGGTATTGTTGGAGCTACTCCTCAGCTGACCTCAGCACTTGGGCAAGCGGTTCAATCGCTTATTGGTACATTAGCTCAGAGTGGACCAACTTTAATAATGCAAGGAATAGCAATGATAGACGGATTGGTAAATGGTATTTCACAGCAAATTCCAACACTGATACCATTATTAACAAACGCTCTTCTTGAAATGGTAAATGCTTTTGTAACAGGATTACCTATGTTGATTAATACAGGGCTTAAATTAATTTTAGCAATTGTTCAAGGTGTAAGTGCGGCTTTACCTCAATTAATTGCTAACTTTCAAGCTATGATCCCTCAACTCATTAATATTTTGATGATAAACATTCCTCAAATTATTGATACAGCCGTTCAGATTATTTTAGCTTTAATAAATGGATTTGTAACCGCACTTCCTCAATTGATGCAAATGTTCACGACGTTACTACCTCAAATCATTCAGGTAATAATGACAACTTTACCTCTTTTGGTTCAAGCAGCACTTCAAATAATTATGGCGTTGGTTGAGGGAATTACAACAGCTTTACCAATGCTGATTGATTCATTTACAGCATTAATGCCACAGCTCGTTACTATTATCATTGTTAATTTGCCTACTATTATTCAAGCGGCTATTAAAATAATTCTAGCTATTGTTGATGGCCTTGCGCAAGCTTTGCCAGTTTTAATACCAGCAATAGTCCAGGTTATATTAATGATTGTTCAAACGATTATTAATAACTTGCCATCAATTATTATTGCAGCTATTCAAATCCTCATCGCTTTAGCTAACGGTATACTTCAAGCAATTCCAAAAGTATTAGGTGCGATTGGAAAAGTGATAGCTGCTTTGATAGGAGCTATCGCTTCATCTGTGGGTGACTTCCTTAGCAAAGGTGGACAAATCATTGGAAGCTTTGTAAATGGGATTATTAGTGGAAAAAATCCAGTTGATGTTTTTAAGAATTTTATAAAAAATATCACTGGGTTATTTGGCTTAAATACACTTTATGAACAAGGTTCCGCAATCATTAGCGGTTTTTTTAATGGTTTAAAAGACAAATTTGAAGATGTTAAAAGCTGGGTAGGTGGTATTGGTAAATGGATTTCAGACCATAAAGGGCCTATTTCATATGATAGACGCTTACTCATTCCTCATGGTGGTTCAATCATGGAAGGGTTGGACGAAGGACTTCAAGACAAGTTCAAAAAAGTTCAAGCTAATGTTTCATCTATGGCTAACAAGCTAGCTGATTCGCTCACAGGAGGATTACCTTCGCTTGACACAGCATTAAACGCTAGTGTCTCTAGTTCGACTTCTTATAGTCAAGCTCAGCTAGTTAACTCTAATAATGCGACACTGTCTGAAAAGATTGACAAAATGGGCGATAGAATCGATGAAATGAATCAACGAAAAATTTCTATAAAAGTTAATGGTAGAGAAGTTGCAGAAACTATCTATGATGATTTCGAAACTGTAAAAACTTCAAGAGATACCAGAGACAGAATGATTGGTAGAAAAAAATAGGAGAGAAAAATGTTCAAAGTAAAATATGGTGATGACTACCTCACAGATTACGTTAAATTCACTAAAATTGAACGTGGAGTAGCTTCTGAAAATACTCTAACTACAGAAGAAAATTCATCTGATGGTGTTGAAATTGTTAATGTAAAAAGAGGTCCTAAAGAAATCCCAATGTCATTTCATGTTATTGATGGATTAGATGTGAACTTCGTCAGAAGAAAATTGGCACAAATTTTATCATCAACCGCTAATAAAAGGCTAAATTTTAGCGATGAGCCAAATTATTATTACAATGCGATTCTTACTGGGAAACTTGAGTATACTGATGATGGGTTTGAAGCGGATGGTTCATTCACCCTATTTGTAAGTGATGGAGCAGCTCACCGAACTGACATGGTAACTCTAAACTCTACAAATAGCGGTGGGTCTAGCGGTACTATTACTAAAAATGCTGATGGAAGCGTCAGAATAAAAGTAATAAATAATGGTACAAAACCAGCATATCCTAGAATTGACATTACAAATAATCAAGAAAACGGATATTTATCCTTAGCTCATGTTAGTGGTGGGTTTGCTATGGGTAAAATTGCTGAAGCTGATGGTAAAAATGTCCAAAAAAGTGAGCAACTTTATGACAGCAATACTGATTCAAGTTTTTCTAAATTTAAAGATGCAACCGGGACTGCTAATCCTCAAAATTCAGGGCTTGGGACTAATGGAACGATTAGCTTTCAAAGTGATGGACTAAGATTTGCAACTCAAGGGACAATGTCAGGATCTCAATTTGCAGGCGGCGGAATGAAAGTTATGACGCTACCGGCTGATTCTAATAGGCATATAGGCGCTGCAAATCTATATTCTCACTTTAATTTATTTGCTTGGGCGGGAGCTATGGGCCAAACAGGAATCCTCCAAATTCTATTTACTGACATCAATGATAAGTTGGTGGCTGGTTATGGGATTACCAAAAGTGACATGAGTGGAAATAGTGCTAAATGTTCATTTTGGGTTGGAGGTAATACTCCTAAAGAGTACACATCATTTGGATTTGAAACAAACAATGCCGAAAAAAATCAAAAATATCCTAATAATATGTTTAATAGTTCAACTGGGGATGCCGATTTTTTGAAAGAAGGAGCAAGCCTAGGTTTTTACTGGTACGGAAGTCGTAAAACAATTTATGTTCCTGAACTTGAGAATGTTGAAATAGTAAAGGTATATCTATATATTGGCCAGTTTAAAAATTCAAATAAATTCATTAATAATTTATCTATTCGTGGACTAAATTTGACTAAAAATAATGTTGCTGTGTGGCTAGATGTGCCGAATAAATATGCGTTAGGCTCTAAAATATCTATAGATAGTTATTATGGAACTATTAACATCAATGGAGTGGCATCTGCAACAGAAAAGGTGAATGGGGCTAAGTTTTTAGTTATACCTCCTGGAGAAAGTGATATAATTTTAACTCCTTCAAGCTGGGTAACTACAGCTCCAGACGTAGAGCTATCATGGGAGGAAAATATACTTTGATAATTAATGTTTTAAACAAAGATTTAATACCAGTAACTTTTATTGATAATGATGTGCCGGGATTGCCAAGTTATTACAAAGATACATTGGTTGAATACCTAGGTCTAGGAACTTCGTCCTTTGAATTCACAATATTAAAAACTAAAAACAATACCATTCAGGATTACTCTCGTTTTTTTAATCGTGAGACAAGTTTTTCTTTTGAAAAGGGCGGGAAACAATATGCTGTTTTCCCTGCTGGTTCAGACGGTTTCTACGAAACAGACACAGAAATAACATATAAATGTTTATCTCTAGATCGTGAACTGTCTTTAGAGTATGTTGACAAACTTGACAATACATCATCTCATAGCCTACAGTGGTACATTGATTATTTTGGACTAATCTTAAATAGTCAAATAGAAATTGGGCAAAACGATGTTTCTGACTATACAAGAGTTATCAAATATGACTCTCAAGACACGAAGTTAAATCGCTTGATATCTTTAATTAATAATTTTGATGGAGAGTTTGAGTTCGTTACAAAGCTTTCAGATAACGGAGCTGTCGATAAAATTATTTTAAATATTGTCAAAAAACGTGATGATTTGGAGAAAAATGGAATTGGTTCAACCAGAGAAGATGTAGAACTTGTATATGGTAAAAACGTTAAAGGTATTGAGCGGACTTACAACTTTGAGTTCTTTAATGCATCTAAGGTTACTGGGAAAGATGGGATTAATTGGAATTCAAGTGAGTTTTCTTATGTCAATTCAGATGGAGTGGAGGAGTTTTATAAAAGAAAAAATGATGATACTGCATTTGCACCACTATCCGCTCAAAAATATCCTGCTCACCTTAGAAAAGACTCCTCAGATATATGGCTTAGAAAAAATTTTGAAACAGAATATACGACTCCTGCTCAAATGTGGGGCTATATTGTCCAACAATTTAAGTCGTATGCCTATCCTCAAGTCACCTATAAAGTAAAAACAAATAGCAGCTTAGTATCAAATACTTTCGACGGTAAACTTCCTATTCAAATTGGGGATACTATAACCATTGAAGATGATAACTTTTCTAATGATCAGGGCGATTTTGGATTAATCTTAAGAGCGAGAGCAACTCAAATCAAATCTTCTGAGAGCAATCCTGAATCAAACGAAATAACATTTGAAAATTTCGTTGAATTACAAAATGAACTGTCAGATGACCTAATGGCACAAGTTAATCAGTTGGTCGATGCAGCTACTCCATTTCGAGCAGAACTTAGCACAACTAACGGCACACAGTTCAAAAATGGCACTGGTTCAACAACTTTATCAGCTCATATTTTCAAAGGTTCTGCAACAACTGAAACAATCGCAGACAGTTACGAGTGGTCGAAAGATGGAACGGTTGTCGCTCCAACTCAGACTATCACAGTTGATGCAAGCGGAGTTGCGAATAAGGCAGTTTATAGTTTTAAAGCAACGGTTGCGGGTAAAGTAGTCGCTAGTCAATCGGTGACTATCACTAATGTGGATGATGGAACTAGTCCTATTAATCTAGTTATTGAATCATCTAATGGCTATCAATTTAAAAATAATATCATTAATACAACTTTCACTGCGAAACTTTATCAAAATAATAAAGAAATTGATAGTGATGGAACAAAATTTGCTTATATATGGTCTAAAACTAACTCTGACGGAACAGTAGATACCGCTTGGAATCTTGCTCATCAAACAAGTCAGAAATCAATCACAATCACAAATAGTGATATTTGGCAGAGAGCTACATTTGATTGCACTGCAGAACCACTTAATTAAATAGGAGGAATAAAATATGTCAATTGTCTCAAGTGGACAAATCACAATCACAGATTTATCAGATGGGATGCAACTCAATGCTTTCATCACAGCGAGTGGTGTAACTACTCAAACTTATGATGCAACAGCTCAAACATGGGCACCAAGTTATGCGACTACGCCACAAGTTTTAACACTCAACCTTACTAAAGCAGGGAGCACAAGTTCTGTTATTAGTGGAATTTCAGGAAATATTACTTGGACACGTACTGATGGAACAACAACAAATACTATTACATCAACTACTAATAGTGATGCTCAACATGTGAGTGGAAGTGCACATAGTGTGTTGACAACAAAAGTCAATGTCCCAATTGCTAACTCAGCATCACGATTCACCGCTTCTGGATTATGGATTGACCCTAATACAGGTTTAAATGTTCCGTTCTCAGCTGTTTTAGATTTAACTGTTGTACAACTTGCTAAATCGGCTGTTCTTGCAAATGTTTATGCTGGAAATGGTGGAGCGTTCTATAATTCTAAGCCTGCAAGCTTAACAGTTAACGCTGATTTATATAAAGGTGGGACTTTATCACAGGGAAGCAAAGAGATATTCTTCGGTTATGCGGATAGTACAGTAACCACAACTGGTTCAGCTGGCTATAACTCAAACCTTGGATTAGGTTGGCACTTATGTACTTCATCTACAACTGGTCAAACGCCCAATGTAGCAGCTGGTACAAATACAACTTCTCAAGGGATACTAACAGTTCTACCAACAGCAGTTACAAATGCTCAAACTTTCAAGGCAGTTATCATTGACCGAGCAGGTGGTACAGCAGGAACTGCAGTTAGCGGTATCGTTACTCTTCTTGATTATACAGACCCATTAACTTGTACGATTGATAGTACGGCAGGTAGCATATTTAAAAACGGTTCTGGTACAACAACGCTTACTTGCCGAGTATTTCAATCTGGTGCTGAAATTGATACAGCTGGAACAACCTATACTTATAAATGGTCTCAACGTAATCAAAATGGCGTATTAAATGCTAATTTTGGCGGTACAGGCAATCAATATAAAACTGGTAAAACAATTAGTGTTGCGGCGACTGATATCAATGTCAAAGCTCAATATACATGCGAGGTGAATCAATAATGAAAAGTACATTTTATGCCAATATTGAACTTGGGGGAGAAATCACACAAGTTAGCTTTGAAGCAACAAGCGCAAGTGATGTGATTGAACAAATCTGGCGGACTTATGGTATCTCCACCCCAATTATTGAAATTTGGGCGGAGGTAACTAATGACGATAGTAGCAAGCAATAGCCTCACCATAAGTAACGTTAATGATGGGACAATAACTCATACAGCATACTCTTATAGTGCTGATGGCACGGACGGTTTCACGACTGTTTATCCTAATTTGAATTTGTTGAAAGGCACGAGAAATTTAACAGCAACTTCAACTACAACAGTTTGGGATACTTTATTTAATTCCAGCCAAATATATGACTCTGCAATTAAATCTAAAACTGGAGTTTCAGCAATGAACTTTAGTTTTAACGTTTATATACCGTTGAATGCTATGGTTGGAAGTTCACTTGGTATCCAACTTAAAGGTCAAACTTATCAGGCTTATGGAAATGTTGGAACTAATGATTACAACACAATTACCAGTGACTACTGGTATACTATTGAACAAAGCGATTTAGGTAAAATAATTCGTGCAAGTAGTCCAGTAAATTTCTGGTATAAATATCAATCTTTTGATGCTGCTCTAGCTGACACTGATAGCGTTATTATTAGACAAAAAACCGACACACCAGGAGCTGTGTATTCTACTATCAAACTTGAGCTAGACTCAACTGCCACTCCATACATGCAATCAGCTAGCGAAGTAACAACTGCTGACTGGCCAAGCTACATCGGTCAGTACACAGACTTTACGCAATCTGACAGCACTAATCCATCCGCCTATACTTGGAGTCTGATACGGGGGAATGACGGGAAAGATGGGGCAGATGGTCATGACGGAAGAGCAGGTAAAGACGGCGTTGGAATAAAAACCACTGTTATCACTTACGCTATTTCAACAAGCGGAACGACAGCACCAAATACTGGTTGGACAAGTTCAGTTCCCAGTCTTGTAAAAGGTCAGTATCTCTGGACGAAAACAGTATGGACATACACGGACAACTCATTTGAAACAGGTTACTCAGTAACTTATATTGCAAAAGACGGAAACAACGGTAATGACGGAATTGCTGGTAAAGATGGTACTGGTATCAAAACTACGACCATTACATATGCAGGCTCTACAAGTGGCACAACAGCACCAACTAGCGGTTGGGCTACAACAATTCCGACAGTTGCAGCAGGTAGTTATCTCTGGACTAAGACTGTTTGGGATTATACTGATAAGACCAGTGAAACAGGTTATTCCGTTGCGAGGATGGGGCTTAAAGGCGATAAGGGAGACCCAGGTAACAACGGCGATCCTGGTAAAACTGTTTCCAATACTGAGCCGATCTCTCTATTTAAAGGCTTGACTTGGAAATATTCAGGTACGTCTGACCTTAGAGCTAGTGATGGAACAGTTATCCATCCTAACACTGAGTACTATTATAATGGAACTCATTGGGTGATTAACTATTTTAGTGTCAATAACTTTGCATCTGAATCGATAACATCAGATAAAATTAATGGTAAAAATTTAACAATTACAGATGGGGAATTCATAAGCAAAACATCTAATGGTCCAGTTACAACCTCTACTGAAATTAAAGATAATCATATTGCAATTTCAAAGACCGATGGAACTGTTAATACCAAAAATGATATAGCACTTGATTCTGAACAAGGCTTTGCAATGAGGTTCGTTAATAACTCAACGAATTTTACTAAAGACGTTGCGGTCAATTCTCAAGGTTTTTCCATAAGTGATTCGGATGGAAATTTTGCTCAACTTACGCCTCAAGGCACAAAGTTATCAACCGACGTTCCATGGACTGATATCACTCGAGCGAGTGGAGTAGGAACATCTGGAACCTTACGTGCAAGAATAAATAATGGTGTTTTTTATGCACAGTCGAAAGATGTTAGAATTCCTTCAATACCACCAAACAATATTATAACAATCGGTACTATGTCCAGTAAATTTAGTGGTGTTTCTGGTTTTGATACGTTAGGATTACTATATTCGCCAGGTCAACTTAAAGTTGCGAGTGTTACAGTCGGTAAAGATGGAAAAATAAACATTGGTAATCCCAATCCAACGACCATGAGTGGCAAGGTAATTCAGTTTTCAATAAATATTCCATTAGGATAAAGAATAGAAAGTAGGGGTTATGGAACTAGAACAACTTGTGGAACAGCACGAGGACAAACTCAAGCGGCACGATAAAGAATTATCTCGACTTAATGATATGTCGTTAGAAATTCAAAAACAAATGAATGATGGTCTAACTCGTGTAGATGAATCAAACCGCTTTTTAAGGGAACAGAATACTCGTCAATCAGAACAGAATGCGCAAATTTTGCAAGCCGTCATCAAAGGCAATGAAAGTTCAGATGAACATCAGTTTCAGTTGAAATTACTTGATAAAACAAACTTTTGGAAGTTGACGATTGGAATCGGCGGTTCTGCAGCAGCAATTTTTGCAGCATTAACTGAAATAATCAAAGTATTTTTTAAATAAAGGAGAAAGAACATGAAAACAATTGATAAAGGAACACTTACACGTACAATCTTACTTGTATTAGCGTTAGCTAACCAACTTTTAACAGCTTCAGGACACTCTGTAATTCCAATAGATGATGCCACAGTAACAAATATCATCTCAACTGGTTTCACCGTAGCAACTGCACTCGCTTCATGGTGGAAGAATAATGACTTCACTCATGCAGCTAAAAAAGGAACTGAACTTACTAAAAGTTTGAAAAATGGTGATAGCGTTCAAGTGGTTAAAGCTTCTGACGCTGACCATGAATTCACAGAAGGAGGCGAATAATGTCAAGTATTGAAAATATGATTGCTTGGATGCAAGCACGAAAGGGTAAGGTAACTTACTCAATGACCTTGCGAATGGGTCCTAGAAGTTATGACTGCAGCTCGTCAGTATTCTTTGCAATGATTGCTGGAGGTTTTCTGTCAGAAGGTTCAATGGGTAATACTGAAACCTTGTTTGGAATGTCAGGAACGAAGCTGAAAGAAATCAGTCGTGGAGAGGTCCAGCGTGGCGATATCTTCATCTCAGGCACTCCAGGAGGTTCGGCTGGTTCAGATGGGCATACTGGTATTTTCCTAAGCAATGGCTCATTCATTCACTGCTCTTATACTCACAATGGAATTGCGGTTGATACGAATGATGCATACATGAGTACTCGCTTGCCACATCACTTTTATCGGATTGTTGGTTCAGGTTCAGCAAATACTGACAGCAAGCCTCAAATGGTTACATTAAATGTTGATGGACAGTTTGGAAATGCGACTGCTAAACGATTACAAGAATACTTTGATACGGCTGGTAAAGACGGAGTAATCAGTCACCAGTATAAACAAACCTTTAACCAAAATATTTATGCGGCACAGTTTGATTCATCACTGACAGGTTCAAACGTGGTAAAAGCATTGCAAAGATTCCTAGGAATTGGCCAAGACGGATTATTTGGTCAAGGAACTATCAAAGCTTTACAGAAGCATCTTGGAACAACGCAAGACGGAACTATCAGCCCAGTTTCTGATTCTGTTAGAGAATTACAACGTCGATTAAATGCGAATAAATTATAAGAATTAACCCCGCTTCGGCGGGTGCTTTTTTTGTTATTTTCTTTTTGGTAAACTATTAGTAAACTTAAAGGAGAGAAAATGGAAGAAGTTAAAAAAATGTATGAAAAGTATGGAATGAAATTTGAAAAACCGAAAAGAAATAGTCCAAAATCTTTTATAGAAAGACAATTTGACAATAAAGAATCTTTTAGTCAATATATTTCTGAAAAAACATATTGTATTAATAAAGAAGAAGGTTCTTTAATATTCCTAACAAAATTAGATAGGAGATATTTTAGTAGTTGTATTTTTAGAAAAGAAGCAGATAGCTTTATAAAAGTTGCACACATAAATAGTACTTATTGGGAAGAATCCCAAACACTAGAGATCACAATTCTAATTGTTAAACCTGATCAACGAGGAGAGGGATTAGGAACATTATTATACAATCATTTTGAACGAGAAGCTTTAAAAGTATTTAAAATTAAAGCTATGATTGGAAGCTTACCATATTGGACTGAAAATGTACAAAGGGAACATTTTTATATAAATTTAGGGTTTAATGTCTACTCTTCTGATGAAAATGGTGAAATTCTAAATCAAATAAAAAGAGAAATGAAATAAGGGGTGTTCATTGTATTTTAGTAGATGTGATATAATGAAAGTTCTTGAACATGGGCGTCAGCAATCTGCTGGCATTTTTTAACAATAATCACTATATATAATAGTAGAAACTCCTTAAAAGGAGTTTTTTAGTTACCTTAATTGAGATGTTAATTGTACTAGCTATTATTAGTATTTTGATATTACTATTTGTTCCAAATTTAATTAAAGAAAAATCACAAGTTCAAAAAACTGGAGAAGCGGCAGTTGTCAAAGTAGTAGAAAGTCAAGCTCAACTTTATGAATTAGATCATGATGATGAGAAGCCGAGTCTGTCAGAATTGCTCAGTGCAGGGATGATTACTCAAAAACAAATTTCTGCTTACGATAATTACTATGATCAGAATAAAAATGAAGAACGAAATTTTAATGACTAA